TACTTTCATTTTCAAAGTGACATCCTGCAATTATAGCATACAGGAAGACTAGTGCAACAACAGCCACCAATACTATCATCTCATCGGTCATTTATTATTTTAATTTATTTGCAGATCACGCTTGGCGCACCCCGGGTTAGCATCGATTTTTGCTTGGCCATATATAGTAGTGAGCCGTGAGCCTTCTCTCTAGTAAGTAATACTGAGAAGGCTCAATATGTCATGCCAAGACAATATGATCAAGCAACCCATTGGATCATCACTATCCCCCACCACTTGTTCTTGCCCTTTCTGCCAACTGGATGCTGTTTCATCAGGGGACAACTTGAATCTGGACACCAAGATGGATACTTGCACTGGCAGATCTACGTGGTCATGGAAAAGAAAGTTCGATTACGAGGAATCAAATCCATTTTTGGTGACGGAGCCCATTGTGAACCAACACGTAGCCAAGCAGCAAGAGATTATGTTTGGAAACAAGACACTCAAGTCGCGGGTACTCAATTCGAGCTTGGAAAATTGCCCGTCCGTAGGAACATCGCCACTGACTGGGACGCCGTGTGGATCTCCGCAACAACAGGATCATTCTTGGATGTACCAGCGAACTTGCGAGTACAACATTATCGGACCCTTAGAACAATTGCTGCAGATTATGCAAGACCTTTACCGATTGTTCGATCCGTGTTCGTATTTTGGGGATCAACTGGTCTTGGCAAGAGTAGAGATGCGTGGGATGCGGCAGGATTGGATGCTTACTGCAAAGATCCTCGATCAAAGTTCTGGGATGGCTACCGAGGTCATCAAAATGTTGTTGTCGATGAATTTCGAGGTGCTATCGACGTTGCCCATATCTTGCGCTGGTGTGACCGGTATCCTGTCAACGTGGAAGTTAAAGGAAGCAGCACCCCATTATTAGCTGAGTCTATTTGGTTTACTTCTAACATCCATCCTAGGAATTGGTATCCTGATTTAGATCAACCGACTTTGGATGCTTTATTAAGAAGATTAAATATAACGCACTATGATGCTCTTTAATACTCGAACGATATCAAAAAAAAAGCAAAAAAAAAATCGGGTGTGTTTTTATGGTGTGGGCGTCTACCGCGCGTTTTGACCGGGACCTAGGCGACAGGTCGCGCCCCGTCAAAACTCTTGTTTGTGTTCAAGTGCTAATTGTAGTTGTTTATTATAAAACGTCTGGTACGATATCAGCATAAGGTTGAGTAGCGATAAACTTCTCATTAGCGGGAGTCCATGCTTCAGAGTAAACATTGTTATATACGCGATTGTAAGGGAATTTGTCTTCCAACATACATGGTACAAACGAATAGTCTTGTCTGGTCAAACATGAAAATCTACCACCTGAATACGTATAACAAGCTTTTGCACTATTGTAGATAGCATGTCCGCGAGCAATAAACATTGGTACGATAGTCAATCCAGCAATATGGTCTGGGTAATTTGCCTGTAATACACCATCAACGACAAAGTCTTGGATCAAACCTTTCATAACAGATTCTTTTGCTAAGTAGTTGTAACGTAGAGTCGTAATAGATTCGCAACGACCACCTGGTTTCAATTCAACTCTTTCTTTCTTTAACACTTTCCAGAACTCATTAAATCCTTTGATTGTTGTTGGTTCTTGACCGTATGTATCTCTACCTGGTTTACCGGCATTAATGTTTGCATTTGATGCGTCCCATTGTTGAGCATTAGCTTGACCGGAACCTTCTTTTTCATACTCATTGGCGTAATACCACATACTTTGGGGGTCATGTTTTGAGTTTTTCATACAGAGACACCAGTAAACATCAATACTAATTGGATTGGTACATGCATTAACCCATTGGTTGTGTAACTTGACATTTTTAAGATACATGCCTCTTGATGTTGACATCACATTTGAAGTAACTGGTACTTCTCCAACGCCACCTGTACTTTTGCCATTAATATCCAACGAAAAAATATTGTCTTTCAACGTTGAACCTGCTTGAACGGTACTAGTTCCGGGGGTTGCGGCATTAAATATTCCACTAACAAAATTTAACAACGGAAAGATTTTGTATAACTGTCCAAAGCATTGTTTTCCTTCATTAATTTGGAACCCTGGACCGAGCATCCCACTGATAAACTGGGTATAATTAATTGTTCCTGGAGAATAAACATACTCAGGAATTGGTCTATACAAAACTGCTCTCCATGCTTGACGACAAATATCATTTTGACTAGCTACACCCTTCGGAATAAGGCTCGATTGCGTCTGCGTGTATACCTCGACCGTACCCTTGATCGGTACAGGACCGATTGACGTCTGTATACCGAGCGTAAGGGAACTCTTCCTCTTCTTCGTTGCAACATAATTCGTCTTCCCACCATTCATACAGATTTAATTGTTTTAATTTTTTAATCTGTTCACCTACTTTCATTTTCAAAGTGACATCCTGCAATTATAGCATACAGGAAGACTAGTGCAACAACAGCCACCAATACTATCATCTCATCGGTCATTTATTATTTTAATTTATTTGCAGATCACGC